TAGCCCGAATATACCGGTTCCATATTCTACATATGGAGCATATTCAATCTTTGTTCCTACTATTGCATATAATTTTTCTTTGTTCACTTCCTTAGTTAAACTTGCTCTTAAGTTTCCTGTATCTACAGGACATTTTATTTGAGCAGAACGTAACACAGCCAAAGCGCTATCATCTAAAACTTTAACTACGCCCTCTCTTGCTTTTCCCTCTAATTTTTGCAATTTCTCTTGCAGTTTATCTAACCCTTCAATTTTTACTTTATCCATTCCAGCTCAGCCTTCCAGATATGTTTTATATCGTCTCCATCAACTGATACAATATAGAACTCGTCGTCTCCGTACATAATTACATTCCCCGCTTCTGGCTTCCTTTCCTTAGTGTATAAAGTATGAGTTAAACTCCTTTCTACTCCCTGGATTTTCGAGGTTACCACCTCTCTCTTAGCCACTAAAAAAGAATAATATTCAGCAATTAATTCTCTATCCGCTTCATTCATTTTTCCAAATTCATCAGTTGCATAAATAATCTCATACTCGCTTACTAAGTGTGGAGCTCTCATAAAATAATCCTTCTATACTTATCTAAAATGGGAACAATCACCGGAGGGAAGGAATCTATATATTCTACTGTATATCCAGATACCGATTCCCTGCTTACCCCTGAACTTCCTAATCGATTATAAATACTCTCGCAATTCATTATCACTGCAAATTCTAAATCTTCAGGAAGTTCTTCAAACCCTCCAACATATTCAATTTTAATTTCTTCAACGCTATCAAAATAAATTACTCCATATCTTTGATTTATAGAATATTCTTCCGCATCAGTTTCTAAATTTGTAACTTCAATAACTGGAGCATGATTGAGATAAATTATCGTTCCTTCTTTCTCTTCAGTATATTCACCGTAAGTAAAATCATAGCCTAAAGAAGTTTGAACTAATGCTAAAGAGAGATGGTATAAATCATACAGTAGCTCTTCGTCATCAACTGTTCTTAGTACTCTTTTTAGTTTTCCTATGTCCATTGCGCACCTCTTTATATTCCTCAGGAGCTACACTAATGATAGTCGCAAACCCAATGCGCTTTAATTCCATCGCTAACTGTGAGGGGAGGTCTAAAACCTCCCCCGCTCTTATGGTTACATTAAATCTAACTTTCACTGCCAGTTACCGGTTCTACCGTAGGCTCAACCCAGGAATCACCAAGAACAGCATTAATAGAGATTGGCAAAGATATAGTACTGGGGATTGTGCTTTCGCCTTCTACAGTTGCGATTGGTATAGTATATGTAACTTTAGCTTTGATATATCTCTTAGTTCCTATATATCCTACTGATTGAGTTACATCATCAACAACAGTGAGAACTTCTTCTACCATATCAGGAATAGGAGAAAACTCGCCAATTAAATCTCCATCGTCAACAGTGGTAAAACTCGCAAGGTCATCGGTTTCTAAAAGCTCAAATTCTATAAGCGAGTTATCTTCGTCGCTTAAAACAACATCTCCGATATTAACTATAACCACTGCACTTTTATAACCACTTAAATCAACATAGTTAGTTTCTGTTTCTACTGTTTTAGAATTTTCTAAACTATTATTACTATCAGCGATTACCTGAGCGCCCAATAAATGAGCAACCGCAACTTTACTCTTGAGGTCTTTCATATAGCACCTCCTTAAGAAGCAGTTCCAGTTACGACAGTAGTCCCAGGCTCAACATTTAAATCTCCAAGAATTGCATTAACAGAAACAGGAACAGAAACTGTACCAGCAGCAGTTAAAACAACCCTAACATATCTCTTAGAGCCAATATAACCAACTGCTTCAGTTAAACCATCATTGGTCGTAGAAGTTACAGCTGTAAAGCTTCCTATTAAATCATCAGTAGCAACATCGGTAAAACTAAGGTCAGTTACGCTATCAGATTCCTGTAATTTAGGAGTAACGCTCCCGCCAGTAAAAGTTCCAGCACCTATATTCACTAAAAACAAAGCGCTATTACAATCAGCCAAATCAACGTATTTACTCTTAGTTGTGGTAGTAACAGCCCCGGCACCAAGAAGATGAGCAACTAATACTCTATTTTTCAAGTCTTTCATTTCACACCTCCTAAGCAGCAGCAGTATAGAGCTTCAAAATTGCCTGAGGATTTACTACGTCTCCGCCAACCCGTCTGGTAGTGTAGAATATCACAAATCCTTTGGCAGTTATGGCGTCTCTAATCATAGAAACTCCTGGCTTGTCAACTATGGTATATGCTTCAGCTATATTTCCAAAAACAATAGGATAAACTGAAGAAGCAGCAGCCAGAGCTGGCATATCAGGAACGATAGTTATAGGATAGCCACACAAAGTTGAAGGTTCAGCGCCAAAAGGAGGTTGCCATAAATAAACAGTTTCGTCTGTATTTTTTAGTTTTCTAATCGCTGCCCGAGTAGATTTCCTCATTAGGAATCTTGCTCCAGCATCAAATTCCTCAGGTAAAGTTTCGGTCAAATCGATTATGGCGTCAGCATCTATAACATAATCTGCAGCAGTATTAACTATTGCCACCTCAGGATGAGTTAATAATCCTCTCGGTTTACCTACTCCATTACCATTAACAAAAGCGTCTCCTTCGGCTTTAGCAAACTGTTTCGCTATAGCGTTGACTAACCAGCCCTCTACGTCAAAGTCAGCATCATCGAGAAGTTTTTGAGTAACCTTAGGTTCAGCATACATTTCCTCAACCGTGATTCTCAATAGCTTCCATAAGTTATCAGCGTCAGTTTCTTCTCTAGTTGCTCTTTCAGAAGTCCATCCATAACCAGGGAAATCTGCCTCGGCAATAAATTCTCTCGTATCTCCTGCACCTATTCTCTCAACAGTAGCGAGAGAACGTATAGGAGATATTTCCAGAACTTTCATTATAATTCGATTACTCAAGCTGGCAGGAAGGAAAAGCCCACCAGAAGGGAAAACATCAGTAGAAAGAAGTTTAACTTCTTCAGGCGCCAATTGCCCTTTCCTTGCCCAATTAATAAAAGCTTTAGTTTCTAAATCGGCTTGAGGAGAAGGAGTACCAGTAGGACGATTTAATTTAGTTTCTAACTCATCCATCCTACTATCCATTTTCTCAAGCTTTTCTTTAGCTTCTGAAAGTTCAGTCCCGTATTTACCAATTACTTCCTTATACTCAATCCAAGTTTTTTGAATTTCATCTACAGCTTCTTTAATTTCCATTATTTTTCTCCTTTCATCTCTTTAAGTAATTTGTTTAATTGCTCTATTTCGAGAATATCATCGCTGGCGGGTTGCGTAGACTTAGAGTGGTCGCCCGAGTCTTCCTCTACGGCAAGTGCCTCCAATATTCCCTGAAGAGCAGCAATAGCTTCTCTAAGTAATTGCTCATTCTTAGAAGACAAAATCCTTCCATACTTAAAATCTTTTTCTTCCCAAGGAGCAGTTCTATCCATCTTGTGATAATATTTCTCAATATTAGCTCTAATCCTTTCCTGGTCTGCTTCTGGAATATCTACTCCGCCTCTCGAACCTTGAAGAACTGCAGCAACAGCAAATATCCCCCTCGGGATAGCATACAATTTATCATCAATAATATCTCCGATAGGTAATTTATAAGCTCCAAAATTCTCTTTGTCCTCGGCGTCATACCAGCAAAAAGCTTTCTGATATTTTCCCCAATCCATAGTTTCTTTTGCACCGCTACCGTCGCTGGAAGCCCACTTCCTCACTCTTATTACCGCAGCATTAGCATCCCAAGCATGTCCCTCATCAGCTAAAGGTAAATCTTGATAGGGAACAACTGTCTTTACATCAATTATCTGCGCATCCGGATGCGCCGGAAAAGTCACATAAGATACCTCCCATAATCTTAATTCTTTTAGATATCGAACCCCATCTCTCCAGTCTTCCTTCACTGTATCATAGCCAATCGAAAACCCAGTAGGTACTTCTTGCTCTTTATAAAACTTCATATCTGCAAGAGCCATCTGCCCATAAATGTTATTTAAGTTTAAAATTCCTCTTACTAATAATCCTTTACTGTCTGAACTTAAAAACACCGCCCCAGCTCGCTTAGTAGAATCGTGGTCTAAAAGAAAAGGAACTCTGCCTTTTTTATGATTTAGTGTCCTATCAAATGCTCCTGGAACTATTACGTCCCCAACTAAATCAACCGTATTATAAATTGAAGCATAACCTTCAAACGTTCCTTGTTCGGTGATATCTTTAATATCAAACTTAAAATTTTTATAAAACATTTTTTTGCCCCTCCAAAACTGGCAATATTACGCAACGACACTGAGGATGAATGCTCTCATTTAATGAAGACGCTTCCTCAATAGGAAATTCTTGCCCGTGTAATCCCATACATTCTTCACAGGTTCTCTCATCTAAAGCAGTCCACCACTGCCCCATTCTAACCCCGCTGGCATCGTAGAGAACTAAATTACCCTTACGATAACCTCTGAGAGTTTCAGTTCGAGCTATCATTTTTGCTCTAACGTCTGAAGCCTCATCAAAAACACCTTTAACTCTTTTTGCTATCTGTTTCATATCTTCACCATTGTTTATCCCTTCTTCTATTGCGTTTCTAACATTAGATAATGTAGTTTCGTTTATTCCTTTAATCTGTGTTCCAGCTTCTTTTTCAACCCACTCTAAAACTTTAGAACGGTGTTGCTCATAATTAACATTAATTCCTAAATCTCCCATCGCATCTTTGAACCCTTCTTCAGCGATGTTATTTAGTAGAGGAATAGCTATTTGAGCCAATCTCTTATTCCATTTAGCCATATCAAAAGCTACTTGCTTAACTCCTAAAGATTTCAAAACATCTTCTTCTTGCTCGTTAAAAACCTTCTTTAGTTCAGTAATCCACCTTTTTTCAAATGGTTGCCAGATTGAGCGATTTTTTCTTTCCCAGTTTTGAATAATCTTATCTTCAGAAAGATAAAAAGATTTTCTTCCCATCTTGCCCTGGCTCTCACTAATCGGATAAACAGTAAGGGGGAGATATAACATATCTGCTTCTCTGGAATTAAATCTTCCATAACCGAGTAATTCTCTTGCTTCATTAATTGTTAAAACTCCGG